AGAATTAGATGAAAGCAATATATCTTATTATATTGATAAAGTTTTAGACAATAGTACCAAATATCAATTATATAATCAGCTTAGTTCTAATTTAAATTTATTGAAAGAAAAAGCTAAAGATGATAACACTACTTCATTTGATTTATTAGGTAAGACTACTAATGATATAATGACCTTGTCTATGAAGTCTAAATCTGTTAAAGAAGCAAGAAATTTAGCTGATGGTATAGATGAATATATAAACGAACGTAGAGATAATCCAATAGAGTATTGTGGAATTAGTACAGGGTTCAATATTCTTGATAAAAGAATAGACGGTCTAATCCCTGGTACTTTGCATATCGTATGTGCAAGACCAAAACATGGTAAAAGTACTTTTTTGTCAACAGTATCTGCATACGTAGCCTATGAGTTATCAGAACCAGTTTTATATATTGATACAGAAATGCCATTTGAACAGTGGCGAGATAGGATTATAGCTATGATGTCTGGAGTTCCTGAAAGACGTGTTAAACACGGTGGATACAGTGAACAAGAAAGTTATAATATTGATCAGGCTGTAGAAACAATAAAAAAAGGCAAGTTTTTTCACGAGTATATGCCCGGTTATACTATAGATAAACTTGTTGCCATATACAAAAAATATAAGCATATTGAAGGAATAAAATTAGGTGTATTTGACTATATAAAAGCACCGCCTGGTGCTGATTTTAGAAATAAAAAGGAGTACCAGTTACTTGGAGATGTTACTACTATATTAAAAGATTTAGCAGGTGAATTGGATATACCAGTTTTTGCTGCAAATCAGATTAATAGACAACAAGATATTGCAGATAGTGATAGAATTCTAAGGTATGCAGATGTTTTAATGATACTTAAACCTAAAATGCCAGAAGAAATACAACGTGCTGGTATAAGTGGTGGTACTTATAAGTTACAAATTACAGATAGTAGGCGTGGAGGCACAACACCTATAGAAGGTATAGGGTTTAATTTTTATAAAAGATCTTTACAAATGAGTGAATCAGAGGTTCAATTGATAGATTATGAGAGCAGTGAGCATAAAGAGCAGGAAAATTTTGGTTATGGTACAGATGAATCAGGTAGGGATGATATAGATGAGTTATAAAGAATCAAAATCTTTTTCAGATAAGGAAGAATTTAGATATAAATTGCATTTATTAAAAGACGCAATTGATGTAGATACTTTACTTAGGTTGCTTGGATTCAATATATCTAAAAGTAATTCAAAAGAAGTAAGAGCGCCATGCAAAATTCACGGGGGAGATAATAAGACTTCTTTTAGAATGGATAAGCAGACTAAAAACTGGATTTGCTTTTCTCACGCATGTCACGAAGAGATAGGATATGATGTTATATCTTTAGTTATGCATATACTTAATTTGAATTTTAGTGAGGCTGTTAAATATTTAGAAAGTATTACTGGTATTAATATCAGTGATGAGTCTAGTTATTTAGAATTTAAAAGAGCTAGAGATAGACAAGAAGTGGTACAACATGCTAGTAAATATGAATTACCTCCTAAACATGTTAGTGAAGAGTATTTGAGAAACTTTAAAAAGTTTAGGTCTAATTATTTTGAAAAAGAAGGGTTTACTAAAGATATTTTAGATGAGTTTGAAATAGGCGGTGGGTTTGTAGATAGGTACGGTTTTCAGAGAGATGTTATCCCTATACGAGACAAAGACAATAAATTAGTTGCTTATAGTTGTAGAGATATAACAGGAAAAGCCGATGAAGATTATAAATATTTACTAACAGAAGGTTTTGAAAAAGATGTGGTGCTTTATAATTTATACAGAGCTAAAAATTATATTGGTAAATCTAAAACAATGATTGTTGTAGAAGGATTTAAGTCTATTTGGAGATTATATATGGCTGGGTATAAAAATGTTGTTGCATGTATGGGTAGTAATATAACTAATGGCCAACAGCACTTATTATATAGCACTGTTTTTACAGTTATTACATTGTTTGACGGAGATAAGGCTGGTATAAATGGTACTTTGAATGCTATGAAAAATATGAGTGGTAAGATAAGTATTATACCATTGTTTTTACCTTATGATGGCAAAGATCCTGCTGATTGTTCTGTTGATGAGTTAAGAGATATTATAGGTATTATAAAATAAGGAGGCTAATATGCCAAGAAAGAAGGTTGAAAAGAAAATGAAAAAAAGTGAAAATAAAGACATGTTGAAGATAATTGGTACTCCAACTATGATGCTTTTACCAGCTAGGAATTATAAATTTAAAGTTTATCCAGAAGAATATGACATTACAATTCCTAGGAAAGGGGCCTATAAGGATTTTGATGAGGAAATGTACTCAGAAGAAGACGGAGAGTTTAATATATTAGATAACGATGTATTATATATGCCTTCCATTTCTAAAGTATTATTTGCTACTTCTAAATATCCAGATTTGAAAGATAATCAGGCTTTTAATCCTATAGCTTTAATCGTAGAAGAGGATGAAATAAGAATTATAGGAAATGTTATTGAAATGTTAAAAGAGGATGAGTAATGAAAAAGTATAGAGTAGTAACAGATGGCGAACGTTTTCGTTTTCAGAAGCGAAGAATTTTTTTAGGTATTAGATGGTGGGAATTTGATGATAACGGTATGTCATTTATCCAATTTTCTAACGCTGAGTTAATGATGAAAAACCGTGAAAAGGCTGCGCATACTTTAGAAGAAATACGGTTAGAGCAGAAAAAGGTTCGAAGAACTGCTAAAAAAAGTGTGTGGCGACCAGTTGAAGAGGAGAATTAATATGGAATGCCCTAATTGTAAGGAAAATTCTGGTGGTATTATGTATAAAGATGTTATTACGTGCAGTAAATGTGGTGAACATATAGTAGTAGATTACTGTTCGTGTCATATATGTGGTTATACATGGAGATTAAATAATGGTGAATTTCTTGACGGCAACGTGGTTGATGAAGAAGGGTTAGAACAAATGTTGGAAGAAATTGGAACTTTGATAAACGAAGAATTAGGCGATGAATATGCAATTGAAAAACCAAAAGATAGGGAAGATTTGATTATGTCTGATATGATTCATAAATGTATTAGATGTGGTGAAATTGCTTATCCTGTAGGTGATTATGATTTTAGATGTTCTTCATGCGGATTTGAATGGGAAGTATTAAAAGGGGAAGAGTAATTGTCTAAAAATTATTATAAAATATTAGAGATTGATAAAACTGCTAGTAAGGATGAGATAAAAAAATCTTTTAGGGAGCTGTCTAAAAAGCATCATCCTGATGTTGGTGGTGATGAGAATAAATTTAAAGAAATTAATGAGGCTTACAGTATATTATCTGACGATAAAAAAAGATCTAAATATGATAATCCATTTGAAAATAATGTTATTGGTGGTTTTGGTTTTAGGGATTTTTTCAAGGGAGGATTTCCTTTTAGAAGACAGGGGCGTAATGAAAATGTGCCTATGAGAGGCAAAGATTTACAATATATAATGGTTATTTCATTATATGAATCTATATGTGGAATAGATAGAGAGATGGAATATAATTTTGAAGATATATGTGATAAATGCAAAGGACTAGGCGGTATGAATAAAATGGAGTGTGGGATTTGTAAAGGCACTGGTTTTATTACTGAAACAAGTATTAATGGAAATATGCGTATGGTAAATCAGACTGTTTGTGGTGCATGTAATGGTAGAGGGTTTAACATGGATGATAGATGTGAAACATGTGGTGGCAGCGGCATTGTAGAAAAGAACGAAAAGATTGTTATAAAGATATATCCTAATGTGGCTGAAGGATCAGTTTTGAGCGTTGCCGGTAAGGGGAATAGTGGAAAAAATGGCGGCCCAAATGGAAATCTTTTAGTTAAATTGAAAATACTAATGCCTAAAAAAGAAGATATAACAGAAGAACAGTTGGAGATTTTAAAAAATATATGAAAGAAACAAAAAATAATATAGTTTCATTTGATGTATCGTCTGTTTCTACTGGATGGTGCCATTTAATCGAAAGTAATGTAGAGAAATTTGGATTAATACAGCCGCCTAAAAATTTTTCTATATCCCAAAAATTATATTATTTTGACTATGCTGTAAGGTCTATATTAAAAATGTGTAATCCAAATCATGTTATTGCAGAAGAAACTTATTTAAAAAATGTTAAAACATTAAAAACATTAATGCAATTTACAGGCGTGTTAAATTTAGATTGTTTAAGTGTTTTAGAAAAAGATCTAGTGTTTATTAGTACTATGCGTACTAGGAGTAAGTTTGGGATTAGAACTAAAGAACAAGCATTTGATTTTGTTAAAAAAGTATATAAACCTATATTAAATGATTATTCATTTAAAGAAGGAAATGATATATCTGATAGTATTTTACAAGCGTTATATTATTATAAATTTGTATTGAGTGTTGAATAAGAAAGGAAAAAGTTATGGCTAAAGCATATGGTATTATTTATATGGCGACAAATAAAATAAACGGTAAATCTTATATAGGACAGACCGTTAAGTCTTTAAATAGAAGAATATCTAAGCACATAGGCAATGCTTTAAATAATAGGGATGCTTATTATTTCCATAAAGCTATTAGAAAATATGGTAAAGAAAATTTTGAGTGGGAAATTATTGCTGAATGTAATTCGCTTGAAGAATTAAATAAAGCTGAGATTGAGGCGATAAAGAAATACAGTACTTTTGAAAACGGCTATAATTTAAATTTAGGCGGTGGCAGTAACATTGGGTTTAGGCATACGGAAGAAACCAGAAAGAAAATATCTGAATCACTTATTGGTGAAAATCATCCTGGTTATGGCAAACATCGTTCCGAAGAAACTAAGAAAAGAATAGGCGATGCTAATAGAGGCGAGAAATGTTATAATTATGGTAAGCACCGTTCAGAGGGAACTAAGAGAAAAATGTCTAAAGCAAAGAAAGGTAAATATATTGGTAGTAAAAATCTTAGAGCAAAAAAATATATAGTAACAACACCTGAAGGTGAAGAAATTTTTGTTCATGGATTAAAAAATTTTTGTAGAAAGCATAAAAAGGAAAAATTAAATCCTAGTAATTTAATAAAAATTGCTCAAGGGAAGCGAAATCATCATAAGAATTATAAATGTAAATATTGGAAAGGAGAGACTAATGAATAAAGAAAATATAAAAATGTCAGCAACAAAAATGAGTATGTTTTTACAATGTAAATATAAATATTGGTGTAATTATATACTTCATAGACCGAAATTACCAAATATTTCTTTTAAGTTGGGAATTTCAGTTCATGATTCTTTAAAAATAGCAGGTCTTATATGGAAAAAGAAAGAGAAGTTTACTGCTTATGACTTTGGAAAAGTTAAAAAGATGTATACTGAGATAGCTGCTAAAGAAGGCATACAAGATTTAAGTGTCTATGATGAAGGTATGAGAATGGTTTTAGAAAAAATGAGAGGTTTTGAAGTTGGTAAAATAGTAACTGTGGAAGATAAATTTGATGTAACGACTAGTGATGGCGTGCCGATTATAGGAGCAATGGATAAAATAGTTGAATTAAACGAAGATACTTTGCTAATCGTAGATTATAAAACATCTAAATTTATTTACACACAGGCAGAAATGAAAAACGATATACAACTGAGTGTTTATGATATAGTAGCCAATATTAA